CAACAATGATAATATACATCAAACCTTCAAAGATAAACTCTGTGATTTGAAATCCCCAAAAAAGATTTGCACCCCATGTAACTAACATGGCAAGTACACATAAAAACGTAACAACTCTTTTTGATGAGACCGAGCCATCAATATCTGAAATCATTGACGCTAGACCCGATTTTAGTTGTTCAATCACTATTGTTCTCCAATTTTTGAATAAAATCCTGACGAAACTTTTCGAATTCTTCTTCTATCTTTTGTAAAAGTTCTTCTTTTGTTTTACCAGTGCTCCATTTTTCAGAATCACCAAACGAATTTGCAAATTCTAATTTTGATAATTCTTCTGCAATCAAATTCTTGTCTTTTTCCGCTTCTGCCAACCATGCCAAGGCATTTTCTTTCATTTTTTCTCGTTCGTATTCATCCCATCTACCTTCTAACCTAATTTTATGTTCCATATCAATTACACAATCAAAACACATACCATGAATCATTTTCATTTTTTCATCCATGTTTTTTGGCATGGTACAGGTACAAGTTTCTTTTGGACAGTTTGGGAAAGAATTTAAATACTGGTGAAGTTCTTGTTGCCACTCTTTTCCGAGTTTTATAGAATATCCTTCTTTTTGTTCCCATTCATTTCCATCAGCATCCTTCCATCTATCTCCAACTTTTCTTGTTATTTTTTCTTCAACTTCACCATCATATCCAACCTGAATAGAAGTTTGCGAAGTATGTTGTCCTTTTAAAAGTTGTTTGACATCATCTACACTGTCAATTTTTACCATATACCACCATCGAATAAATGAAACTATTTACTATAATTATGTTTTGAATCTGAAATAATTCAGAAGTTGATTGATTGGAGCAAATACACCTGTTAATTTGTATGTTTTTCCATTAAATGTGAAGACAATACCTTCGAGTGGAGCTATGGCATTTATACCACCAGCACCTTCTATTCTTTTCAATTGTTTTTTCAAAACTTCTATGTCTTCTAATTTATTAGAGTTTGATAGAGTTTGAATTGCCCGTTCCACATCAGCTTTTATTTTGTTTGATGTTTTTGTTGGGTCTAGTGACATTACATTCTTTACATTCTTTAAAACCTCTGCACCAAATTCTAAAACAAGTAATTCAAAAGGAAGAACATTTAATTGCATCTGTTCACCAACTTTTGTTTTATCAACGTTTTTAGCCCAAGTTAAAAGGTTTTTATCGGGAATATTTGAACTATTCAATGCAAATGATTTATCACCAAAAGCCCATCGGTTTCTAAGACTTTCCAAAGTTTTTTTGTCAATATTTAAACCAGCTTCTTTTGTATTCGTCTTTATATATTTTTCCCACCAACGTTGGTGCCATACACCAATGGTATCGGTATCTAAACATTTCATCTTTTTCTGTAAGGTTTCAAGTTTTCCGATGAAGTAAGATAATCTTTGATTAAAGTTCTTTGTTTTATTCACAATTATAGTTTTTGGTTTTGTTATACTGAATGTTTCTTGTGAGTTTGCGTTCACTTGTTTTATCATTCCAGCTAAAATCCGTGCATATTCAGGATAATCTTCTATTTTTTCACCCTTATCATTATACAAAGAAACTCCATGAAAAACAATATAAGCACCATCATAATTTATTATGTTCTCACTTTTCGGGTACATAACTTCAAGATTCATCCAAGCTTTACCACCTTTAAAAATCTTCTCTTGTTGTTTTGGTGTTAAACTTTGAATCGCCTTTTCCAAATCAGAGAACGCAAATGTAAATGCCTCTTCAATAGAACCACGACCACTAAACTTTGTCTTAATAGACGAATAATCCATTCCACCATTCTTGATGTCTGATTTATTTCTAGCGGCATAAAGTTTACCCTCTCTAAAAGATACAAACAAATTTTGTCCATCTAATTTTTCGGTTGGATTTCCTTCTACTGTTATTTTGCCCGAAAGTCCAAGTCTGAACATTTGTTTCATATCACCAAATGTAAGACCGAAATCTTCAAACGGATGGGTCATGTGACCTGCCGCTCCACCTTCTTTTAAAAGTGGTCGGTCATCTTTAGCGACTTCTGCAAATACTTCATTCCAAAATTCTCTACGAACTATTGATAGTGGTTCCGACTTTGGTTCATCGGCTTCGGGAAGAAGATTTATACCAAACTTATCTGCCAATTTTACAATAACTGGAATCAATAACATAGTTCCAGGAATTGGTATAGCTGCTATAGAACCAAGTCCTAACATTTTTGCATTATCTTTCATTTGTTTTGCAAAAATACGTTTTTCTTGGTCTGAAATTTTGCCACCTGTTTTTACATATTTACGGATAATAGGTAATAAGTCTTTCGTATCTCCGTATTCTTTTTGAAGAACATCGAGAAAAATACCAAACTGTTCTTGTGACATATTCAACATTACTCGCATCCAATCACCAAGTTCTTCTTTAATAGGACTGCGGTTCGTATTCATTTTACGAACAACCAAGTTAAAAATACCAGCGTCAAACCATCCCATTATTTGTTTAAATCTATACTTTAATTCTGATAGTTTAGCTTCTCTATCACCAAGTGCCTTACGAATATTTGTCCCTGACATTTCACCAAACGATGGTATGTTGTATGAAACGTGTGGTGCATAAACATAATATGTATAAGGTTCTTCTAGATTTTTAGCTGGAATATATGTTGTTTTATTAAATGCCATTAGTCGTTTAAATCCACGAAGCCGTCCTTTATCTTTTTCACCAATCATATAAACTATGGTTGTTTCTTTTGGATCAAGGCCGGTTACTTCAAAAAATTGAAGAGGACTATACGGATTTGTTACTTTTATAATTTGACTTTCAGGTATTCCATGTTTTAACATTATTCGTTTCTTCTCTTCGAAATTAAACGGAGATTTTTGAGGCTCTGTTTTATCAGAAGTAACAATATATGTATTTTGGTCACCAAATTGTTTTGATAACCATTTAAATGATTCTTTATGATGAAGACCCATTGGTTGGAAACGACCAGGATATATGGCTACAAGATTACCTTTATCACTGTCATCTTCATTGAAGATTTGGAGTCTTATTTCTTTTAATATACTTTCGACGAGTTTACTCATTTATCACTCCGTTCTCATCTGGTGGTGTTATTAATCTATATGTTGGATCATCCATAGATGGTTTTTCAGGCCATATTACCATATCAGGTGATTCATAATTTGTTATATCACGTAATGCCTGACGGTATGTTGTCCATTCTAATTTCTTTTCATCTGACATTGGTACATCTGAAAGTTGTGTCCAATCACATTCTTGAAGATAAATTGCTCGTTGAGCACGAATGTTAATCCATTTCTGGTTGATTAAATCTTGTATTTCCGATTCTGTTTTTGTTGCAACAGTTTGATACTCAACTACTTCGGTTTCTTCTATTACAAAATAAGAACCGGTTACTTTATCGTTTTCACCTAAAGTTGCTTCAACAAAACGATGAGGATACCAACCATATGATTTAAGAGTATCATTGTCCAATACATTAAAGTTGGAAATATTCTTCCAATTTATTGGTAACATCACCGGACCTTCTATTACTTGTCCATCTTGGACATAAACGTATCTCATATTTACTCCATTGTACTAATAAATATAAATATGAAATTAGATAGAAAACGAATCCCAAAGTTGTTTCCAATCTAAATAAGGGTCTTTTTGTGTTTCATAAGCCATGTGAAGAGCTACCGATGGAATTGGAGTAAATAGAGTTACTTCTTCTCTCCATATTTTATTTATCATTGTTGATTCATTAACATGATTCATCTCACCCCAAAGAGTTCCATACTCCGTTGCCATGGTGTAAAATACGTGCCATCTTGCTCTAACTATCTCTGGATTACAAAGGAAGGTGAACGTGGTATGTAAATTTGTTCTCCAATGACGGTTTTTACCATAAACAATACGGCAAGGTTCTATCCAAACTGGAAGATAATTATCAGGGTCGTCAAATGGATGAATAGAGATTTCTCTACCCAAGTTTTCTTTGAACTTATAATAGGAGTCAACCATTTCATCTATGGCAGTTGGAAAGTGAAGGTAATCGTCTTCCACAAAGTAAACTAAATCAGCATCCGAATCTCTACCACGTTCAAATTGAGCCAAACCACTTCCTTGCCAACCTTCAGATTCTAACGGTATGTAATTGTAAGGATGTTTTGCCCCTTTAAAAATATGATGGAGTTCTTCTATTGTTTGTTCTGAAGAATGGTCGTCGTACCACCAATATGTTATATCATGTTCCGAGTTGTTGCAAGTTTCTACCAAAGATTTTACACATTTCTTTACCACCGTTGTTTTATTTGCTTTACAATAACGTGGGTCTTTTGATACGTGAATTTCCCTCTTATCGTGGGTTCGTAAGATTACATCTAATTTAATCATTCTTTTTCCCATACCGTCAGTTTTTTATCGTATCTGTTTATGTAATCATACCGACCAATAAACTTAAATTTCTTACTTACTTCTTCTTCGATATTGATACCATCGTCATTCCAAATGATATTACGAGTTTCGTCAATACCACTCGGAACAAATCTCTTTTCTTCGTTCATCAAAACAAACTTACCACCTTTGTTCAGAATCGAATGGATAAACTCAATATCTTGGATTGGATGTTCACTGTGTTGTAATACAAACAAAGCCATAACAAGGTCGTATTTCATATCTTCCGTCGGTACAAATCCTTTTGAATATACCACTGGTGTAAATATTCTACTTAACACAAATTCGTTTGCCCACCCCAACATAGGTTCACTAATATCAAACCCCGTCACGGGACAGCCAAGTCGTTGTATGAGTGCTTTACTCATACGACCAACACCACAACCAAAATCTGCAACCTTTGAGTAATTATTCGCAAGATTTTCGTTTAACAGAAAGTCCAATAGAAACATCGTTTCCTTTGTAAACTTTTGTGGCACTCGACCATCTGGAGTAAGACAAATATCCTTTGCGTGTTCTAAACTTTTAGGATAAAATGCTTCCTTTAAGTACGTCATATTATTCACCCTTGTGTTCTTCTGCTAACTTTGTAAGGTCTTCTCTAATCTGTTGGAATGGAACATCCCATTCACCGTACTTTACTTGACGGTATAACTTTACTGAATCATACCAACGTGAACCATCACCAGGAACTGCCCATGTATAGTAAGGCATAATCGGAGTTAGAACCCAAGTTGGCTTACCCATTGATGCAGCAAGGTGTGCAGTTGCGGTACACGAACTAATGATGATGTCACAATCTGCCATGATATTTGCAGTATCTTCCCATGATTTCATTTGTTCTCTCATATCACCAAATGGCAAACCGTCAACAAGATTCTCATCACGTTGAAGTGAATAGAATGTTGTATTTGGAATATCGTGAAGGTCAATCATAAGATTTGGGTCAAATCTACGATGTTGTTCATCTTCAAAGTCAGGAGAACCAGACCAACGAACACCAACCTTTAGAGAACCTTTCTTTGCGAAAAGTGTTCTTGGTTCTTTTGGTTTTAGAAATGGTGAACCATCGAGTTCTTCATATTCCATGTCCAAGATAAATGCCGCTGACATAGCTGGAACCCAATAATCATAATGGACACCAAGTGCAACTTCGTTATCAATACAAATGTACCCATGACGAGAAAATATTTCTTTTAATTCTGGTGCACAAGAAACAAGGACTCTTGCGCCCTTTTCTACAAAATATTTTGCAAAACGAAAGTTAAGAATTTGGTCTCCATAACCACCTTCACATCTGAAAAGAAGTGTTTTTCCTTCGAGTGGTTCATCCTTCCAAATTTTTCCTGGAAGTGGTGGTAATCCAAATACGTCGATATACCGACCGTAGTTAAAGTGTTCCATTGCCTTTTTGAGATTACCATGTCTCATTTCGTGCCAACCAAGATTGAAAAGAACTCGAAGGTCATCTTGTGGTTGAGAACGTAAAATATCTTCACTAATTTCAGGATGAC